GCGCCTTTTAGATTTTTTAATTCTTCTGGCATTACCCACTCAGTTTCTGGAGTAAATAAAGGTGTTTGAATCGTTCTCACTTGTCTCTCCTCAATATTCCCCAGTAGTTAGTTTTAATCTTTTCTTCTTTAGCGGGCCCAGGATAATCCCGTTCAATCATCATCTCAATAAAATGAATTGCTTTAAGCAAATCTTCTTTTTTTCCTTTAAAGGGATGACGACATATATATTTTATAGCGCACCCCTCCGGAAAAAGCAACTTATTCTCTACAACAAATTTACTTGGCTGAATGGAAAATTTCTGATAATGTTTTCCACCGATTTGTTTATCCCACACACTCATAGAATAATGGATCCTAATATAAATCCTACAATAAACCAAATAATTTCTTGTCTATAATATAAGGACCATACTTTAAATCTTTGTCTGAATTTGTTCATAATATATAAGCTCGATCAAAATCTTTTGGATCTAATACGTGCAATTCACGCTTCGCGCGCGTCGCTCCGGTATAAAATAATCGATGTAGTTCATCCGGGTCGTGACTAAACGTTTCCAATGCTGCATTAGTTAGATCCTGCATAAGCAAGACTTTATCGGCTTCTCCTCCTTTCGCTCCGTGTATTGTTGACATAATAATTCGAGGATTTTTATTTATCTTTTCTCCATTCGCCCTCATATTACGAATGTAGTTTTCTGTAATGGTATCTAATCCTTCAAAGGATTCATACCAAACTTTTTCTGTTGTTAAACCGTGTTTTTCTTGACATCCTTTTAATGTATATTTTTCTTCAGACTGTAATGTTTTACCTTTTTTAAATCCAGGTAATACATTAGATCCTAAATATTCATAAATGTTTCTTATTTCTAAATGATTTAAATGAGCACCTTTACGCCACGCTTCCCAGTTATTTAAAGCTAACAATAATTTTAAAGGAACTGAATTCATTCCTCTGTATTGATAATACCATCCTTGTATCTCACATAAGTCTTTAGCATCATCTAAAAAATAATTGGCTGTCGATAAAATTAACCAATTCCCTTGAGACATATCTACCTGGGTAATGTCAGAGTATCTTTTTAATAATCCTAGTTCACCTCTAGGTTTATATTCTTTATCAAATCTGTTTTGTACTTTTCTAATTATCTTTTGTGATAGTTCGTGAATGGGTCCTCCAGGTATTCTATAAGATTGGTCTAATGTTTTAATATCATCCACTTCTTCTTTTAAAGCGATGAAGTGATCTACATCTGCACCCGCCCATTTAAAAATAGCTTGATCATCATCACCGGCGATGTAAGTTTTTTTAGCGCTAGACCATAAAACTTTTACCATTTCCCATTGAATTTTAGATAAGTCTTGTGCTTCATCAATGAATAAAACTTCAAATTTAGGTTGAATATCTTTTTCAATAAAATCTTCTAAGAGATCCGTAAAATCTTTTAATCCTTTTTCTTTTTTAAATTTTTTTAATTCTTCTGCTAGTAAATATAAAGTACTTCTTTCAATATCTAAGATGTTTTGTCTGGAATCATAATACTCTAATAAATCTTTTCGTTTTACTCGCGCTGTATTAATAATGGTTAAGTATTCATTATCGGAGTTAAAGGTTCCATCATCAGTAGAAAATTTGGCTGTCTTAATAGGGATTCCACATTTTTCACCAAACTCTCGATAGTCTTCTGGTTGCATCATTTTTTCTTTAAGCATTCCTAGTTTATGAAATGCAAACGAATGAAGAGTTCTGAAGTTTTCTAAATCAGTTTCTTTGTCTAAATTAAATTTATCCGCAGCTCTAGTTGCAGCTTCATTGGCTGCCTTCTTTGTAAAAGAAAAGTATCCAATTTGTTTAGGTCTCACACCATCTTTAATAAATTCATCAACCAAATTTAAAAGAGTTGTAGTTTTACCTGTCCCTGGTGGTCCCAATATAATTGTTTTCATTCTACATACTCCACAGATATATGTGTGTAGCCGTGTTTCTTAGCAAACCAACATCTTTGATTACCAGTCACAACTATCATTGTTTTTTTATTAACTCTAATAGGATATAAAAGCCCTTCTTTTAAAACTGCTTTTTCGACGGCTTGATATTTCAAATCAGCAGGATGTTCTACGTAAGAATCTTTTAAACGATTTGAATTTAAATCTTTTAAAGCAACTATGGTTGTACTAGCCAGTAAAGTTTTCATTAGCAGCCTCTTTAATTAATTGTTGTATATATTTTTCTTTGCGTTTAGCTTTAACATAAGGTCGTTGACTATAATTATAATCCCAAAGTTTTCCTTTAGGACTATGTCGCCATCTTTTTCTAGCTCGTTTTCTACTTTCAGCATAAGGGTGCATTAAAAATCTTCCGCTTGATATTTAGTTTTAGAAATACTTGCTTCTATTTTTTTCATTGCTTTAATTTTAATTAATCTTGGTTGTTGATTTTTAACTCTCACCCTGTCTTCTTCCACAAATATATCTTCTAATCTTTTTAATAAGTTTCCTGTCTTGACTTTATCCATATCCCAATGATTTCTTTTGCAGAAATTATAGAAGTCTTCCATTCTAAAATAAGTAAATTCTCTTTTGTCATCTGTGTAGGGAAGTTTATTAAAAATATCATCCATTGTTCTTGCTGATTGTCTATTGGTTGTCCAGTCTTGAAGTAAAGCCGTTAATTCATTTGTTGGATCTAAAGATTTAAGTGGTTCTATTTCTTGTAAATTTTGCATTAAAGGTTTTAAAAATAATTCTTTCCAATCTTTTGGTTTTGGAACTGGCACAACTAAATTAGCTTGATCTAAACACGCTAAAGCAAATAAAGGTGAACTATAAAGTTGTTCTGTTTTTAATTCGATCCGCGTTTCACTGACATCTAAAAACCATTGAGGGGGTGTTGATGTATACTTCGTTAAGTTTCCTAACATCGGCATTTGTTCTTCACCAAATCCGACACCAAATCGTTTTGTTCTACAGAGTCGTGATTGACAGACCGCGTTAATAGGTGCGTCTTTACATCTATATTTATCGTATCCTTTACGACTTACTGATTTAATTAATTGTTGAACTTCACCATTACTTAATGGCGGATTCATATATTGTTGATTCGCTTTTACTAAATCATCTTGCCAAGAATCTGGTTTCGCTTGTTTATAATAAACAGCTACATTAAATAAGGCATTGTTTCTTGCTCCTTCTCCAAAACCTTCCTTGGCTAATTGATTTAGACAAGGAGGTCCTAGAGGAAACGCTTCTTCTATTTTTTTCTCTTCGACTTCAATTTTCTCCACCTCTTGCCTTCCGCAAGCCAGAACATCATAGAGCTGATAAAATTCCTCAAGTGTACTAGCGGAGCCATTATCGTTGAAAGCATATCTTAGTCCTTCCATTCCATTAAAGTAGGGTAAGTTTAAGAAATTACCTGTGTCCCCACGTTCCACAAGTATTTCTGTTTGTTTAGGGAAGATTTCGCAACCTTCATAACCTAAAGTTTTTGAGATTTTTTTTAAAGTACTCTGCATTAAAGATGCAGGAATAAATTCTTTGGTAAATAAAAATACGTGAGCACCGCCTGATTTAGAACGGCATACGATGAGTGGAAGTTTTAACTTCCGAATAGTCTGAACAAGAGAATGATGTTTAAGATTATAAACATCGATATCAATGCAACCCCAACAACAGCTATTATCTTCTCGAATTGGAATGATTCCCAAAGCTGGTGGATTACCGGCGAGATGGTCTTCCCATAGTTTGTCTGTAACATTTTTTCGAACAATAAAAGCTTTACCTTTAAGTTTACCGTTGGTGCCTCGATCACCTTTTTGATACTGTCCATATGCTATAGTGAGTCCACTAAATATTTTTTTGAATTTCTTCATATACAACTTTCTTCCTTCTATGTAAAGAGCCCGACTTCATAACTGCCCACATTAATCCATTGGGCTCTTTTTAAATTTAATACGGTGTTGCCGTATTAGACTTCTCTTCTACATCAGCCTTTGTTTGCACATTTCCTTTAGATACATTGCCTCTAAAATCCTTTGCACTTAAGTACAAAGTCTTATCAGCTTGATCTAATATTCTATCCATTGTCACAACCCAGCCGTACCAAGAACCTTTATCGTTCTTTTGTAGTGTAGATGCTAGATTATAAACAACCCCGTGCATAGGAGGGATTGCAAATCCTCCTTTTCCATCAGCCATTTGAATGGTTTTCATCATTGAATTCCATTTTTTGCTGACGTTCAGTTGAGTTGATTTCATTGTAATCAACGCAGGAGTATAAGCCCCTGTTTTTGACTGAACCATTACGTAGTAAGATGCTGTTTCTTCTAAATAATTACCATTTGGTAATCTAATTTTAGAACCATCTCTCTTACCAGTAGCGATTACCGGACTGTTCGGTAGATGAATTGCCACAGGCGCACCTGGACCATCCCCTCTATCCGACCATTCTGGATAATCTTTCTTGTAGTAACAAGGAATAACCTTGATACCTTTCTTACCATCGAACAAGTCGTTGGTAACAGTATTATAGATCATACCTGGTCTGGCACTCTCTATAAACTTTGCATCCCCCTGCGTTACTTGCGGGGAAAGCTGTCCTAGGATTCTGAGAAATGGTAACGCAAGATCATCCTGCGTCATATTTTCAAAACCTTTGGAAAGATCATTTCCGAATAACGAAACTGATCCATTATGTTTAGCTTTTATGTCATTAGCCATTATACATTCTCCATTAGTTATTTCCGGGTTATTTTAGTTTTGTCTTTAATCCAAGTACTAAAGACTTCAGAAGGCATATCGAGCCCGGACTCGATACGCTCTCTGAATAGGGCAGTTAATGTATTCCAAGACACATCAGATTTCTGCTGTGGATCAAAACCATTAGCTACCGCAAGGTCCAACAATTGTTGCGCCTTGTCATCTTCTCCACGACCAAAAGTTACTGAAACATTATTTTTAATAATATCTCCTAACTGGTTGTCTCGAAGCCATTTATAGCACTGTACTCTTTTTGAATCATCTTTCGGAAGAGTACATCTATATTCTTTTTTAACAGATACTGAAGAACCATCAGCAAGTTTAAGCGAAGTTAAACCCTGCTCGGCTAATAATTCTGGAATCACTCTTGATCCAATATCATCAGCTTTAGTTTTCAGATCCTTTAAATGTTGTTCTGCTGATTTAATCATATCTTCTGTGTCTTTCAACTTTTGACATTCATCAGCTAAGTTTGTTACCTCTACGCTGTCTAAAAGATCCTTAGAATCTTTTACCATCTCATCTCTTATATTAAAGGCCCCATCACCTTTAAATATTTTTACTTTGTCGTTACTCATTGTTATCCTTTCTGATACATATCTACTTCAAGCGGATAGTATCGGTATTCACGTTTGTCCCACTTCAACATATTAAACTGTCCATTCGTTACATCACTTACAGCTGCAGTGGATATACCTATTATTACAGGATCTCCTACTGCAAGTAAATAATCTTCCTTGCGAAAGTCTTGTAAATTTTTTTTCATCTTCTGTACATAAGGTGCAGTTGACAAAATAGCTTGGTCCCTATTGGGTAAGCATATTACAAGATAACCATAATCAGACGCACTTAATATATTAATGTTAGGCGCTGGTTGTTGAATCACATAAACAAACTTCTCGTTAGGGTTGTTTTTATGAAATTCTAAAAACTCCTCTAAAGACTTTGGTTTATATAACTCAAATATTTTATTTTTCATTTCTTACTTCTTGACAAACATATAATAGTTCTTATATAAGAAGTCAAGACTAGAAAGTAGAAAAATGAAATATAAATTTAAGACACCGCCTTATAGGCATCAAATAACTGCGTTAGAAAAATCGTGGGATAAAGATGAATATGGCTATTTTATGGAAATGGGTACCGGTAAATCTAAAGTACTCATTGATAATACTGCTATGCTTTATGATAAAGGTCGTATAAATGCGGCGCTTATTATATCACCAAAAGGAGTATATAGAAACTGGTTATCACAAGAAATTCCTGCACATATGCCTAGTCATATTGATTATAAAACGGTACTATGGACTGCTTTAACATCTAAAACAAAGGATAAAGAGTACCAAACTATATTAAAATCTGACTTTGACCTTCACATCCTTCTTATGAATGTTGAGGCACTGTCAACTAAAAAAGGTGTAGAGTTTGCTGCGAAGTTTTTAAGATGCCATAAAGCTTTAATGGCTGTTGATGAATCTACAACCATTAA